GGTCGATAAAAAATACGAGGTTACTTTTGGCAGGCATGTTAAAAAGCTTGCTGACATAAGAGATCAAGCACTAGACAAAGGAAATTTGACGGCTGCGGTTTCAGCTGAGGTGCAAAGAGGTCGAGCAGCAGGTCTTTATATAGAAAGAAAAGAGGTGCGAACAGGCAGCTTGGATTCTTTAAGTGAAATAGAGATTAAAAACAGGATACAAAAACTACTTGGAGACTACAAACCCTTGTTGGAAGCAGAAGACGCTGTACTTACTGAAACTTCATCTTAGGTAGTAAATTCATATATCTTTCTTATTGCTATTGCTATATTGTGCTTCTAACCAAACAGGGTACGCCTTAAAATATTCAAAGGCACTGGCAAACTCTTTTTGTCCACAAGCTCTTCTTTCAACACAGTTTTCACCAAACAGTTTACGAACAAAACTAACAAAATGTTTTAAGCTCTTGTCTTGCTCCGAAGGCAAGCCGTCTTTTTGTTCCAGTTTAGTCATGTTTGCTCCTATCAACTTTTTGGACACGCTTGTTTTTTGTTTTTATCCAAGCCTGGTTTGCCCAATCAACTATATTAAAGCATATATCTAAGATTTTTCTAATAATATTTATACACCTACCCCTAAAAACAACAACAGGAAAAGTAAAAGGGCAGAAAGAATGTGAAAAGAGTATTTCATTTAACCCTTTTTTCGTTGTGTTTTACTGCTAGCTTCAACATTTCGTCTACCTGCTCGTTTGTCGGTAAATCAAAAAGCTTAGCCAAGCCGTCCAATGTTTCTTGTCCTGAAGAACTCAACCTATCATATTCCCAGAACAAATCGTTTATTAAAGGAATTGCGTTTTTGAGCATTCGCCTTCTGTTCGATCTTGTATCAATCTTCATTTTTTTCCTCTATCTCTATAATTTTATTTAAATACCATCTCGCTTTTTTTAAGTCTTCCACACCATTTTTATCTTTGTATCGTGTGACATATTTAACCACATTTCCCTCAGCAAACCCCATGTCGTATTCCAATATGAAGTCCGTTACCTCTATATTCTTTCGATAATAACTAGGATTAATTTTGTCTTCTTCAGGCATCTTTATTTCCCTTGTAAATAGCTTTAGCCCTACTAATTAATAAGTCTTGGACATCGGGATCGGGACAATTGTTTGGATCACTCCATTCTAGTTGGCCTGTTTCTTCGTTCTTACTGAAAACAATTCTTCCTCTTCCCCAACCAAGATGAACCACTCCGCCGCCCTGTGAATTACAAACAACTCTCGCTCCATTAGGTGCTTTCATCAATCTTCCCCCATTGTTCGGCCATGGCTTCTGCTATTCCTTTAAATGTTTTACTACGAACATGGCTTCGTTCCTTTTTAGGCAGGCTAAATGTATCGTAATGAAACTTATTCATCTTCTTACCATTTTTCATAGTCACCATTTCAGGTTTTACAACCTTCGTGTGTTTTAATAGAGGCAAGTTCTTTGTCCAAAGGCAAGTCGTCTTTTGTGTGGTATGCCCAAACTGCCAAGGCTGTATAATTTGTTCGGGTTTTCTGATCTTGGTGCTGATTACAGAGACAGGGTTTTCTAAACAAATGCGTTCAATGGGTGCGTCCAATAAGAGCCGCACAAACTCCAAAGCATCTTCTTGTAATGACCAAGGTTTCCTTCCTTCCGTGAACCACCTTGCTCCACTTACTGCTAAGTGTGTGCAAGGTGGGTGTGCAATCATCAAGTCCCAACCATCATCTAAAATCTCAGACACATCTCGTTGAAAATGTCTGACATCAATGGTTTTGCTTTCACAAGGAAGAATATCGCAGCTGTAGGCATCATGCCCTCGTTTCAAAAACTCGTCTCGAACTGTACCGCTGTATTCACAAGCAACTAATACTTTCATAGGGACACCTCATCTGCTTTTTCTAAAAATAAAATTACATCAGATATTAAATCTTTGAGTGTTTCCTCGTTTTCAGTACCGCCATGCACTCTTTTAATATTCATTAGACCATTAGACTCTAAGGTTTTTCGTATGTCATAAGCATTAAATAACGCATTACTAGTTTCGTTTTCACTCATAGGGACACCTTTATAATGTTTTCAGAACTGATAGTCGGTCCAAACAGTTTTTCTGCTTGCTCTGTGCTGATGATGTATTCTTTTGCTGTTTCAAGGTCTCTAATAACAAAAGGTCTTTTCCTTGCTCTTGGTTTAAAACCAACCAAAGAAACCTTCATGCCATAACTCTCAGTAATTTTAGTCGGATCTAGCTCCACCATAAACTCATAGTTTCTTCTGTCAGCGATCTCTCTTTCAAGCGCCTTCTCTTGCACAGACAAACCACCTTCAATAGATATTCTAAAACCATTAAACTTTACACTATCACTATCATAACTAGCGTTGCCGAGGTCAAAACTTAGGCCATGCTGTTTCAGTATTGGTTCTAACTCTGTTTCAAGAATCTTTCTTATGTTCCCTGCATTTTTGCGATCCATTGTTGTAATTTTGTTCATTTAAATCTCCCACAATTATTTATTTTACATAGGAATTGTATCAGATACATTGTATATATGCAACATCTATCCCTTACTCTGATACAATCTCTCTTACTGTGGCGAAAAAAGAATCTTTATTTTGGAGAAAAGTTAAATCGAACCTAAAGTCGTTCGAGTTAATTCGTATAGAGTCATGGACTAATCTTGGTATTCCTGATGTTTTGGGGGTGTCCCCTCGCGGTGTTTATTTCACAGTCGAACTTAAAGTAAGTGAAAGTAATAAAGTTTCCTTCTCCCCACATCAAATTGCTTACCACAAACTACGAGAGAAATCCCCCGCTTTTATCTTAGTCCAAGCCCTCTCGAAGAAGTACCCTAGAAAATATGGCGTACTTGTCTTTTCCCCTGACCAAGTGGAAGAACTTGCAGCCAACGGCCTAAAAACCACCCCTATGTTGTCCTTTGACCAAGGTTCTTGGTCCAATCTCGAAGAATCCTGGTCCAAGGTCATTGAACAGTTTGTGGATAACCCCTAATTATTTGTGGATAACCTGTGGATAAGTGCTTGCTACCTTTGGAGGCGCTCGCTTGTCTGTTCTGACAAAAACCAGGGATCCTGGCCACCAGGGTCGCCGTAATACCGCAGTGGGTATGCTTGCTTTTTAAGAGGCGCTCGCTTGTCTGTTCTGACAAAAAGATGTGTGTCCCCAGGGTCCCCTGCGTACGACAGGTGTGCTTGCTTGTCTTTTCTATCTAAAGATGTGTGTCCCCAGGGTCAGCTCGTTGATCGGATCGGCGACCTAGAAAAGACTGCTTGCTTGTCTTTTCTATCTAAACGGATCCGTCTTCCCAGGGTCCCCTGGTTTCGGATCAGGCACAAAAAAACCCCCAACATTTCTGTCGGGGGTTCTCGGTGGTATGGATAGCCCGGCCTCGTTTTTGTTAATGCAGTCGACCCTGACTGCTCTAGGCTAAAGATTAGCCGCCTATACCACTCCTCGGTGGGTAGTTGGATTCACTTGGATAGTTTATACACTACTAACTTACACTATCAACCCTCGCACCTAACATATCTCAAAGCCACCGCAGTTCTTAGCGAAGATTTGAAACTCTTTGACATTCTCGACTGTGAAGGGGTAGCCTGTGTTAAAGTTCTTGACCTTTCCCTCACCATGACAAGCGTTACAAGTGCCTTGCACATGGACATCATCTCGCTCCCCTGTGCCTTCGCAATGTTGGCATTTGTCCAAGGGCAGAGCATCAAGTGCTTTCTGTCTTTCTTCCATGTACTCCTTAACGCTTCCGTCCAAGAGTTTGGTAGCAAGAACATTGGCTATTGCTTTGCATTGTTCAGCGCCTATAATATGCCCGCTGTTGTGGTGTCCATTTTCTAAATCTTCCTCTGTTATATAGTCAGAGCAAGCTGTCGAAACATACTCCCAAAGCGGACGCCAAAACCATACATTGTTTCTAAAGTATTGCCCACTTAATGACTGACCATCAAAGTAGGCGTTCCAATCCTCAGAATCATAGTCGTCATGCTCAGGTCTAGGCGGTGCTTTTGTTGTTGGATTCAATCCATAAACATCCATTCCCATATCGTTCTCCTCATTATTAATTGAAATACTATTATCTCAAATATCCCATACAAATGCAAATAAATATCCCATATAAATAAGGCTCGTTTGTTTTGTCCGCCGCCCAAAGACAAGCAAGCAATCAGTTGTGTTATACATCAACACAACAAGGATGATTGCTTGCTTGTCTTTTCTATCTAAACGGATCCGTCTTCCCAGGCCCCCTGCTACTGAACCCCTGATCCTGAAGTAAAAAGCCACCGCGAAGATGGAGGTCAACGCGATGGCTCATGTACTAACAAGGAGGAAAGTACAAGGCAATTATAAGACATTTCCTATAAAAATACAACCATTGCTTGTTTGTTCTAGCGGAGGAGACAAGCAATGCCGGGCCAGCAACGAAGAGAATGGCTAGGCAAGGCGAAGCGCTTGCTTGTCTTTTCTATCTAAAGAGGTGTGAGGCCAGGCTGCAGCCCAGTGGAAAGGAAATGTCAATCAATAAAAAACCCGCCGACATTTCTGAGGGCGGGTTTCGGAGGGAGGGCTAACCTATCTCATAAGTAGGTAGCCCAAGCATAGACAGCTACAAAAGAAACGAACGCTGTTACTCCTGTGAAAAGACAGACGAACAAGACAAACAGAACACTGCTTGTTGTAGTCCATAGTTGATAGACAATGTAAGGTGAAGCAAGGGTAAAGATGATTGCTAATGCTTCGATAGCGTGGATTATATTACTCATTGTCCGACCTCTCCATCATCATTATTATAGATAGAATCTTGTCTCGGTCATAATTAGCATCAAGTCCATACTTAACTGCTATTTCATTTACTAGATGATCATGTTCCATTCGGATATTGTGTTCTCGTTTCAGAGCGTTTTGTCCTTGTTCAATTTGTTCAATGATAAGATCGGTTAGTTTACTCATTGTCCTTTCTCCATTGGTAGACTCTTTGCTCCACGATCTTCATGCGAGCCATGTCTAGGGTAGGTAAGTTGAATGCTACTTTGACTGCCAAAAGCATTTGTGTCATACCAAGACTGTCATCATTGTAGACCTCATCCGTTATTCTTTCTTCCATCTCTGTGTTTATTAAGTTGCTCATAATTCCTCCATTTGTTTAATTGTGAACCCCTCTATAATAAGGGATATATGGTATATAAGTCAAGACATTTAATTGACAAATAAGTAATTAAATGTCTTGACTTATCCCATAGATGTCTGTAAAGTGGTTAGTAGATAGAGAATAACCTCTATCACAAAAACAAGGAGGGCATAATGCCACAAGATATAACAGACCTAAACATACCAATGGCAATGATAAGCGCTGACATCCACGCGGATGATGTTAGAACGATCATGCTAATGGTACAAATGTTTGCACTAAGAAACCAAGGCACAGCAACAGCAGAGCAACAAGATGCTATGGAGACTATCGAGCATCTAGTGGGCAATGGTGATGCAGAACGATTGACCAATGCAAACTAAGCACATCTGTGTACTTCATCTACCACACCATGTGGTAGATGATTTGTTCCTTGAACATGAACACCATGTAGCCATGCAACAAGAGGGCATTGAGCCACCACATTATATAGGCAAGGATCAAGGACAAAGAGTGCCTAATCTATTGAGACTAGTAACAAGTACCAACGCCTTCGTAGGCTAATCATACAAGGCTCTTAGCCATCATCTAAGAGCCTTAGACGCGCTCGCTATCTTTAGCCGTCGCCCTACATGCAAGCAAAAGGGGGGGGATGGGGTATTAGTAAGCGTTAATAGACCAATAAGATATGGAAACTCTAGTAACGCTGATAATACTAATACCCCATCCCCCCCCTTTTGCTTGCATGTCTATCCTTCTCTTTAGAGAAAGAAACAGACGGGTACAGAATATTCAGAAAATTTGACATTTTGTTTTTGTCCGCCTATAACAAAAAAGGGAAGGAGTCCCATGTAAAAAATTTTAAAATTTTCAAAAAATGTAATAAAGCCTATATAATAGGTAACATACAGTTAGTACCACAACGAGTAAATATTATATAAATGTCAAAAAGAAATAAACCAGCGTATGATGTAGACATTAATTTGGAACGTTTAGCTGAGCAATACCCTGATGCAACAAAAGAATTACTTGAACTAACAGAGGCATTAAACGCTAAACAGCTCCAACGCAATGGCGCGGAAAGCTTTCTGACTTACGTCAAACACATGTGGCCCGACTTTATAGAAGGCCGACACCACCAAATATTTGCTGAAAAGCTCGAACGAGTTGCACGAGGCGAGTTGAAAAGACTGATTATTAATATGCCACCACGGCATACGAAGAGTGAATTTGCTTCTACTTATTTCCCTTCTTGGGTCCTAGGTAGAAACTCGAAGTTAAAAGTGATGCAGATTACCCATACGGCTGAATTGGCCTTTCGTTTTGGACGGAGAGTCAGAGACATTATTGATTCTCCAGAATACCAACATGTTTTCCCAGGCGTGGCACTGAAAGCCGATAGTAAATCAGCAGGACGTTGGGAAACCAATGCTGGCGGCGAAGCCTTTTATTCTGGTATCGGCGGAGCCGTTACTGGACGGGGAGCTGATTTGCTAGTGCTCGATGACATTCACTCGGAGCAAGACGCTTTGAGTCCAACGGCCTTGGACAACGCATGGGAATACTATTCTTCTGGACCACGACAAAGACTGCAACCGGGTGGTGCTATTGTTATTGTGATGACGCGATGGTCGACCAAGGACTTAACAGGAAGACTGCTCAGCAAACAAGCTGAGGACCACGCCGATCAATGGGAAGTGGTGGAATTTCCAGCTATTTTCCCAGAAACAAACAAAGCGCTGTGGCCTGAGTATTGGAAGATTGAGGAGCTACAAGGGGTAAAAGCCTCTATTCCTGTCAGTAAATGGGAAGCACAATGGATGCAAAACCCCACTTCTGAAGAAGGGGCGATACTAAAACGAGAGTGGTGGAAGACTTGGGATAAGGAAGAGATCCCTGAAATGCACTTTGTCATACAAAGCTACGACACCGCGTTTTCCAAAAAAGAAACAGCTGACTTTTCTGCTATTACCACTTGGTGCGTGTTCCATCCCGAAGAAGATTCCAGTAGACCCGCTTTATTGCTGCTTGACGTTAAAAAAGGTCGGTGGGACTTTCCTGAGCTCAAAAGAGTTGCCGTTGAGCAATACAAATATTGGGATCCTGACACCATTATCATTGAAGCCAAAGCATCGGGTATGCCACTTACTGACGAACTCAGACAAGCGGGGATCCCTGTGGTCAACTATTCGCCGGGTAAAGGGCAAGATAAAATCACAAGAGTAAACACCGTAGCACCCATCCTAGAATCAGGCATGGTGTATGTCCCAGAAACCCGTTGGGCAGAAGAACTGGTTGAAGAATGTGCCGCCTTTCCTTTTGGGGACTACGATGATTTGGTGGATTCAACCACACAAGCATTGTTGCGCTATCGACAAGGCGGCTTTATTGGTTTAGAATCAGATTACTATATGCAGGACAATGAGCCGCGCAGAATCAAAGAAGATTACTAGGAGAAAACAGTGAAAGCTAAAAAAGGCGAAACAATCAAGGACCAAGGATTTGTTCCCTATGCCGAACAGAAAACAATAGCCACAAGCAAAGGACCAAAACCCGGTGCTGGCAAAGGTAAGTCAAGAGGCAAAGGAATAGCTAAAAGAGGCATTAAGTTTACCGGAGTATACTAGTGAACCCAGCATCAGCACTTAAAATGCTTCTGCGGCTGTTACAAAAAGCAGGCAAGAAACCAGGAAAACCTTTTAAGGGAAGCGCCGAGGATATAATACAACGCGTAGACCATAAATCTAATCCGATGGGAGACTTTGGCCTCGCGCGTAACCAGCGGTTGTCCAAAGCTCAGTTTGAGAAAATAGATAATATTGCTGTTCAAAAAAGAAAATACTTGGACACAGTTATGAGAGACGTCGAAGCGGGAGTTCCTATGAGCCCTGGAGTTGCGAAAGCGGCTCAAGAAGCGGGGGAAATGTTAAAAAGAACGGTGGACATGCAAAAAGCCGCTGCTACTGGTCTGGGAGCCGTCGAAAGAGGTTTTATGAGTGCGAAACACTTAGCCGCGAAAAACACACTAGATAAGTGGATGGCCTTTGGAGGAGGAGCTGGTTTAGGATCGG